ACCAGAAATAAAAGTTTTACCTGTACTATTGTTTACACCTATATATAAACCTCCAACAAACTTGTCAGTACCGTCTGTTTTAATATCTAAATCAGTAGCAGCAGTTTCAATAACAAATAAAAAAGATGCTCCTAAATTATTTGCTTGATTCGGATCTGTTGGATCTGAAGGACTTGTAGTAACAATACTTGGTAAAGTAAATTTACCGTCAGCATCATTACAAGTTAAAATTTTACCTGCATGAGCATCAACAGTTAAAGTTGTGTCAGCAGTTAAGCTTACTGCTGATGTGCTACCAGCAGTTATAAAACCAGAGATAGATTTAACTGGCCCTGAGAATGTTGATTTTGCCATAATTTCCTCCTTGGGAAATAAGTCTTATAGTCTTGGCTTGTCTGCTAGGTCAGTCTATAAAACAATTAATTAATCCTAGATAGATTAATTTTATTATACGGCTTGATCATGTTCAATAGGTAATTTTTCTGTAGCTTCTAAAACTGACTCATGTGCTTCGTATAATTTTTCGTAAACTTCTTTTGTTAAATTATTTTTACCAAAAGTTTTTAATAAATCTTCGCCTATCATTTCAATTAAGCATCTTGTGGTAATTAATCTTCCTCTTATATCTTCGCTTTTTTCTTTGTCGGTCATAATTTTAAATTGCTTCACTTGTCTAATCTCGTACTTTCTTGAGTTTCTAATATTAATTAATTTTTTTTCTAATTCAGTATAACTGCCCCAATCTCTAATTTCTGCGACAGTTCTCCCACAACCTTTGCATATATCATCAAATGGTATTACAGAGGTGGTACATCTACCCACACAAGGGGTTTCGGATAAATTATTTGGTTCGTGTAACCACATTTTAAAAAAAGGGAGAGCCTAAGCCCTCCCTTCTTTATTCGTTATTAAGCTCCTTGAGAACCGTCAACACATCTCCAGTTAGAGAATCCAAATGAATATCTCTCTCTGGCTTTGTATCTCATGTTTCCAGTATCAAAGTCGCCTTCCAAAGCAGTTTGCATTGGACTTCTTACAAACATTTTAAACCCGTCAGGAACATCTGTTTTCAAGAAGAACGCATCTGGATCTACAAGGTAGTGGTTTACCACATATCCTTGAGGAAGCATTCCTTGGTTTCTGATTGAGTTAATGTCGTTGTCTGAAGTAGCAACTCTACCTGGAGTATTTAATAATCGATCCGCCACAAATTGTAGTTGTGGTGGAACAATTAATTTAGTTCCTTGTAAAGCTATGTTCAAACCACGATCATCAGTTTGAGTTGAAATCCTTATCAAAGCATCTTCTAAAGATGTTTCGTTAAGGTCAGCAAAAGTTGTTGCTCTGTTACCAGCAGTACCAGTGCTTAACGGGTGGTCAGTAGCGATTAACGGCTTACCGTCTCCACCAGGAAAGCTAGTGCTAAATGCGTTGTTTAGAATATTTGCAGCTTTAATTTGTTTAGTATGAGCCATACTTCTGGCTAATGCCTTGGTATATCTCGAACCTAAACGGTCATACAAATTATCTTCAACAGCTTCTTCAGTTAATGCGAAAGCAAGAGCTACAGTTTCGTGTTCATAACGAGCTGTAAATCCTTCAGTAGCATTATCAAAAGATACGCCAGCACCTTCTGCTTTTGTTGGAGCATTACCAAAACCAACAATCATTACTTCTTCTTCGAAAGCTCTATCAGAACTATTTTCTTCAAAGATTTCAGCATGTTCGTTGTCGTAACGGTTGTACTCCATTCCAAAAAGTGCGTTTAGACCTGGCTCTAACTCTTTAGCTAATTGTGCTCTATTAATTGCCATGATTAAACCCCTGTAGTAGTTGAGTAAAAGTGCTCGTTAATTTTAACGACCACATTCACGTTAGCGGAACCTCTTTCGTCATTGTCAGGATCTTTTGAGAATCCAACAATTCTAAAGTTTTCAGCAGCAGAAGTTGCTCCTGAATCTACTTCAGCTTTTGATTGGCCAGTAACAGTAGAGCCAGCAGTATAAGCTAGATCTACGTTAGCACCAACAGCAGCTAACGCAAGAGAACCAGTACATTGTACTTCGTAAAGATTGTTTGGATCATCTTCAATCAAAGCAGTAATTGTACTTGTAGATGTTTGTCCTGATGGATAGTGTGCTTTAAACACAACTTGTCCGTCAGTATCAACAAATTTACAACCCCTAAAAATTCCCAATATTGGTTGCTCACCCGCAGCATCACATACGAGTATTGAACCAGCAGCAGTCATTCTTACAGGGTCACCTGAGAATATACTTCCAGTTGCACCAGAGGCTATTTCGTATTCTGTAGTTCCATTATTTTGGACACTCGAACCTAATCTGCCTACTAGCTTAAAACCGAAAGGTGCATCTTTATTTGCCATAATAAATACCTTTTAATTATGAAAGTTTAGTAAACAGCGATACTCCCATTTATCTTTTACCGCCACCAAAAGTAACGCTAGATGATCTTCTTGGCCTCTCTATTGGAGATCGATCATCAGATTCCTTCATTAAATCATTATCTATTGCTTGTTGCATAGTTTGCGACCTATCTTGAAAATAATCATTTCTTTCTTGTCGAGTTTCTAAAGGAATCTTAGCTAATAAAAGTCCACCTACACTAATAACTCCTGCATGTTTTCCATCCTGAATCGTTGGTAGTTCAAAATTTTGAATTTCCTCAGCCCTTACAAGTTCAAAGCCTTCTCTCAATCGAGACATGACATTTTTCTTGTCGGGTTGGTTAGCGATTTCAGCACGAATCCATCTATATTCATAACCTTCAGGAGGTTCTGGAGTTTCTAGAGTTGATGGGCGTTGCCAAGGTTTGCGAGATTCAAAGGACTCTCGTGTGTCCGCAGAACGTGGAGCTCTGTTTAATTCTTGTTGGTTATCTGTTGTTTTCTTTGTCATGTTTTTACCTTTTAACAAATTTTGCGTACTCTTTTAGAGGTACGTTTAGTTTTTTAGCCATTTCTACCTCTGAAGGAGAAAGTCTAACCTGCTTTTTGTTAGAACCTTGAGAATCTGCTCTAGCAGCAGAAGCCACTCTTTGAGTAGCTTGTGGTGTTGGAGCACTCTCAGTTTCTACACCAAAATCATTTGGGAACTTAGTTCTCAATCTTTTATCTAATTCATTGTAATACTCATCAGTTTGTCCGTCAAAACCTTCTTGAACTAAATCATCATGTATTGTAAATGCAGCAAGAGTCCTAATTCTATCTTCTCCAAACCAATTATTATTATCAGCCCAAGATTCTGCTTTTGCATCAGGCTGAGGTAATTGTTCTTGTTGTAAATTTGGTTGCGGAATAATAGTCTCATTAGTAGAGTTTTCTCTAGCCGTTTTTACTCTACTTTCTTCAACTGCAATAGTAGATAAAACGCTTGTTGCTTTTGCAGCTTTTTCAAAATCCTGAGCCTCTTGAGCTTCAGCTAAAACTCTAGTTGCTTGTGCTTTTTGGCTTTCAAGTCTTGTTGCAGCTTCAGCGTAATAATCTTTATTTATCTTTTCATTTTTACCTCTTAGGTTTTCGAATTCTGATTTCATGCTATTAGCATAATTAAGTGCAGAATCTCTACCTCTTTCGGCTTCTCTAAGCTTTCTTGTAAGATTGTTTATTCTTTTTTGAACATTATCTGAATAATTTTCAAGCTCATCCTCTGTTTCTGCTTTTACCTCTTCAGGCTGTTCATTATCAACAGACTCTTCGTTTTGAACTTCAGTTTGTTCTTCCTCTATAACTTCAATTTCATCTACATTATCCGTAGATTCTTGCAAGTTTTCTTCTCGTTGTAATTCAGACATATAAACCTCCTATACAGCAACTATGTCATCAGGATCTTTAATAGTAGCTAAAACTTCATCATCATTTATAAGTCTGCATTCGGCTTCATCACCCAGCTTAAAACGACAACCAGCATATCTACCAATAAGTACCCATTGTTTTTCTTGACACCAAGAGGTGCCTCCAAATTTAGATTCATCCTTATAGCAAAGTGGCCCCATTTTAACTACATAAGCACATACAGAAGCCAAAGACTCTCTTTCTACATGCTGTTGTGTTAATAATATGCCTCCATCAGACACACCTTTACCTTTGTAAGGTAAGACGAGAATCCTATAACCCGAAGGTTGTGGCATTCTATCTAATAAAGATGCTTCTAATAAAGTTGGATCTAAAACTCTTTTGCTCTCTTCAATATAAGCCTGATCAGCTTCTGTTTCTTCAGGCTTTTCTATTTGTTGAGACTCTTCTATTTCTTTGGCTATGTGGTCAGGGACTACCACTTTGTTCTGGCTCTTCATACTCTTTTCCTAGCAGTTCTCTAAAAATACTTTCTGCGTCAACGAGAGAACTGTGTCGCCCACGCAAAAATTCATATTGAGACATGTCTTTTACCCCATTTAACATTTGGGTTTTGACATCCTCTTGTCGTTCTCTAAGAGATTTTAAATATTTTTCTCTTAAATCAAATATGGACATTAATAAACGCCATTGAATTTAGTACCCGTTTCCGCAATACCACTTCCTTTGACCTTACCTTTACCCATTCCTGGCGTAGGAGTTGTACTAGCTGAAACACTTTTTTGTTGTTTTAACTTAACAGTTCCTTTGCCTTGATATTTAATTGAACTTTTCATCTTGCTATTCTATTGTATAAATTGTAAAAAAGTAAATTATTTATTTTGTAAATCTATAGATTTAAATATCCTTTGTTGTTCTAATCTGTCTTGAGCAGTATCATCTTTCATCCTAGCAATACCTTCAGAAGCATCAATTCTTTCTTTATCGACACTAACTCTTGCTTGGCTTTCTTGTATTTTTCTTTCTTGATCTGCAGCAAATTGCCTTTGTTCTTGTGCTAATTCTTGACCTTTAAGAGCTAACTCTTGCTTCCTAATTGTAACTAAAGGATCTTCATCTGCTGGCGAAGATACTGTTTCAGTAAATTCAGAAACTAATTGAGCTAGTATTGGAGCACTAAATTGACCTAATATTTGTGCAGCTTGTTGTACTAATTGTTGTTGGTCTTGACCTGAAGTTTGTTGGGAAGCCTGTTGTAGTTGTTGATACTGAGCCATAGCTTCTTGAGGCATTTGTTGTTGAGCTAAAGCATCTGCTTTCATTTGTAAGTGTTCCATAATATGAGAAAAAATATTTGCTTGTACTTGCAAGTTTGATTGAACTGGTGATGTCTTTAAAAGAGATTTATGTATTTCAATATGTGCATCATGGTTTTGTTCAGGAAAAGCTTTAGCAGTTCCGCCAAGTAATAACGTATTATTTTCTACACCTGCTTCAGTAGGAATTGGATCCGTAGGGGGAGGTGGCTGTAATAATGAATCAACATTATCAACTCCTATAGCAGCGTACATTCTTCGGTAAGATTCATAAATACCATTAGGCCCATGTATTTGTGGATTTGATTGAACAAGGTTCATCATTTCTTGTGCCATAGCTATTCTTTGAGCAGAACTAAATATGTCAGGATTAGATACAGGAATTATATCTACACGATCATCAAAGTCAGTAAGCTTTAATTGACCACCGCCATTTGCAGTCATGTAAGGATATTCTGGCGGTAAGTATTCTTTAAAGACTTTAGCCAGTAATTTAAATTCTTTTCTTTGTGCTGAATGTAATCTTTTATGTATTGCTGACAAAACTTTAGTTGATCTTTCTAGTAAAGCCATAGTCGTACCAACTGGAGCTTGAGGATTACCTTGACCTGTATTTATTTCCGCAATAGAAGCAAATTGCTTTCCTGAATTTACAAGAACTGATAGCAAAGACAGTAAAGTTTGACTTGGCTCTTTAAACGGTAGTGGTTGTATTGCATCTGCTAATGATCCGCCAGGTGCATCTACATCTCTAAATTCTCCAGGCTGAATAGGAGAATCTTCATCTCTTATT